TATACATGAGTTTGTATTACCAAATTTCATGTAAATTATCGTTTAAGCTCGCCTTAACGAACGGTTTCTCCAATTTAAAGTACTTTGCTTTGGAGTCACCGGCCGCAAAATGGCGCTCAAACGGTAATTTGGTGAGAGCAGTCGAATATCTCGTCTGCTTCTCCCGATAGTCGCGAAGGAGTCCTTCGTACCCCCAGCGACTATTACCTTGGACCACACGCTTGGTCTTCACCTCGCGTCGGAATCGACGTGCTGCTGCCAGCACGCGTGGTCTTCGATAGGATTTCACTCGATCTTCTCCTCTTAGCAATAAGAGGAGGCTCGTACTCTGCCGGAGTTTACCGGCCAGAGACTGCACAGATTGTGAACCCTCCTGCGGCTCAGCCGTAAGGTTATCGAGAATTTTCTCGAACGCCTTGGTCTCATAGTAGCTCTCCCTACGGATATCCGTGGGCGGTACAATGCTAAGTCCCCCGCCAAAGAGCAATCGCTTCAATGGCATCTGGGAGACATAGCTCCTCCACTGAGGGGCACAGACTAACGAGGTCTTTAGTCCGCCCTTCAGTCGAATTCCACCAAGCCCGGGATCAGCCCCTAAGGGCAATCCCAGCTTGGTGGCGAGGGACCACTCACGCCTAAACCGCGTCTTTCTCCAAAGGCCTCCGCGTGCACACTCGATTGCTCGAATGCACAGCGGCAGTGAATACCAATCCACTGTTCCTTTGGAGCCACCGGAGGGAGCTACCCATGAGCTTAAAAGGTCGAATTTCTGAGGTTTCCCGCGGAAGTAAGGGACTTCTACGAACAAACCTTTAGAACGGTGAACGAACGACTTCGCGTCCGAAATCACCCCACCCAACGACCTGATGTCCTCTTTCAAGGGCTCAATGGCTCTGCGAGGCAAATAGCCCAGCAAGTCATCTCCACATGTCGCAACCTTCTTACTATTAAGCGACTGGTTTTCCCAGGCGTACAGGCTGACAAGTGGTAGCAGCGCCCATGATGTGGGATCCCCCATCATAGCGCCACGTTTAGAGATAATGGCGGGTCGAGAATACTCCCTTCCCAATCCAATATCTCTCGCTCTGTCGTTGATCTTCTGAATCCAGAGATCCACGGCGGCCGAATAGGCCTCCAGAGCGGACATCACCTGCTCATATGTGATGTCTACCGAAGTTAGCATGGGGCCACCCCCTTGCACAACATCTTTCGGTTCTACTTTGTACGTCCACTGCACTGGAGCCACCCCCTCACTACCGACAGCTAACACCTTCGGACCAGCGAAATGTCCATGACTGAACGTCTCGCAGCCAGGAGGGCAGGAGCCAGTAAGCTTTGTAGTCAGTAGATAAGCCCACTCCATCATTTCTGAGGAGATCAAGACCACTACTGTGGGACTCACTTGTTGGGTCGTTAGACCGGCAGATGCGTACAATCCCGGCTTCACAGCCGAGGAGAGCAGATGTCCTTCTAGCCTCACGGTCAGGGTCGGCCAGCCATAGTCAAGGCTACCTACGTAGCTTCGAGCCAGGGCTGATCTTAGATCCGGATCTGAGAACGAACCTCGAGGAAAGAGCAATCTAGGCCCAAACAGCTTTGGAAAATGCTGCTGGAAAGCTCTTGCTTCGGGGTGTACCCTAGCCAGTTCCTCATAGAGAGACCGGGTTAGGTAAAAGGGATGACAGTCGGTAGCGGCCGTCATATCCAGGGAGAGGGACACATCCCCCCTGGAAGGCTCTTGGAGGATAGGAGGCATCTCTCCTTTCCCCAAGCTAGGCGCACAACGCTTATCCCTAAGCAAATGTGCGTCAGCTAGCTTACGTAGTGGCTGCTCGATGAGATTGACACAAGTGAGCGTCTTGGTTGGAAGACGAACCTTTATGCCTTTCTCATCGGCATACACTACTTCCACAGGGATGATATCCAACTTGGACATCATCTCGTGGCAACCGGCAATAAGCAGAGTGCTTAACTCCGCCGATAACCGGTTGTATATCTTAGTGACAGGTTCTACAAAATTGTAGACACTGGCACCTCCCTGATGAGGGGGTATGATATAAGACTCTGGGGGCAACTTGCTTTTAGGGTGAAGAGAACTCTTCCCCATCGCGTACGCGATAATAGCCTTATAG